GCATAATCTCTGGTTTCGATTTGAGTATGAGGATCCAATCTTAATCGGAGAAACTTGGACAAGTTGTTCATATCCATCTGAAATATTACCTCTGTATACAAATTGACAGGCAATTCGATTCTAGCCAATTCTCTAGCAATACCTTGATCCAATTTTTGTTTATATCTATAATAGGCTTGATTGCATTGGAAAGTTAGATCCGCAATATATTTCTCTGCTTCTTCTTTGGTCAAAGGTTCAGAACGACCTTGTTTATTATCCTTAGATTGTTTCTGCACATATTCAATTTCTGGAATATAAAAACTATCCTCTGCTTCTGAATAACGGAGAGACATTTCATTAAGCCTGGCAGTCCTGTGTCTTACAATTTGCCTAAAACTAAAAATAGGTAGTCTTAGGTGGAATGTAATATTCGCTTGCTCGGCGGGACTACTATGATGATTTCGTATTAGATACCGAATTAAATTTCTGGTATCAGATATTTTCCTAGTACCCTTAGAATATGATATCCTAGCAGCTTGTTCTATTGTTTCATCTGTGCCATATGATCCGATTACTCCTACAAATCCGTCATTGTGAATCGGTATGTACCGAAGATCATTTATTATTTCACTTTGTTTGGTCATTTCTATCTTTCATTATTTCATTTACAATCGTTTGTACAATTATATCAAATTCCTTACTTCCTTCTTCTGGAAGGAAGAGGATGCTCGCCAATAAATTCTTCTGGTGTTAGATATTCCCAAGTCCATTTAAGATTACCTGTCATCATTTAGGTGCCTTTACCTTTATTTTTACAATTTCAAAGTATTCATCAAATAGCTGGTCTCCCCAAACATCATCATATTCACACTCTGCCATTGATGACCGCAGGTCATAATGATCTGGTTCATTTGGATTTACGATACTGGCTTCCATTATTTGCTTTGATGGTTCACCATAAGGAGTAACAAAATCACCCTTCTTGTATCTTTTACTAACATTCAAACCAAATTCTATATGTTTCGGCTGATTCTTTTTACAACGGTAAACCCATAATTCATTTATTAGTTTCTTTTTCATTTCAACAAATCTCCACAATCTATATTACCAAGTAATTTCTTGGCGTCCTTTATCCGTTTTTTGATAATACGGACAGCTTCTTTTTTAGCCAAGTTTACATCTTTACAAATATATTCATTTCCAAACGCATATAAAATCGCATTTCCATTTTTCCTTTTATGGATAGAAAATCCATCTTCCTCATTACCTCTTAACAATATTACAGGAACAAAAGTATCTATAATATCATTATTCCATGGTTTCCATTTTAATTTCATACCTTACTCCATTCTTTTAATTTCAAATTAGCAAGCAATCCACTATACACATTCTGATCTATTATGTATTGAGGATTCTTACCATTCAATACCATGTCGTTAATATCCTTCTCATCCAAATAATCTGGCCAGATGCAGACTCTATAGCCCAGATTAATGGTATCCTCTATTTTACATACTATCTCTCTGTTTCGTGGTTCGTTGTCATACACAAATATCACTTTGTCTTTAGAACAAGGCAACATCTCGTTTACTGTAGATCCAGCGATAGCAATAGCATTATCAAGAAACAGACTATCTATAGGTCCTTCTGTTACATACACAGTCTTAGAAGCATCCAATCTATCAATTCCATAATACTTGCAACCAAGATAAGACTTATTCCTTACCGTGATATACCTAAGATAGTCTTTTGGATTCAAAGATCTTCCCTGAGCAGCAATTAGGTTCCTATCTTCATCAAAGAAGGGAATAATCAATCTAGGTTCATTCCTAAGATTGTCTTTGTCTTCATCTATCTTCTTGGCAAATTCCTTGAAGTCCTCTGTGAAATACAGATCATTCCAGTATCTCTCTGGTATTCTTCTGGATCTGACATAGGATTTAGCATAATGCTTGTCTGGTAAATCTGAAATAGAAGACAACCCAATTAATGGATTGTCTCTAAGGCGGTCTAATGAATCGGATGGAACATAAGTAACCTCTTCTTGTTTTGGCTTTCTGTCACCAAAGCTCTCAAAAAGGTATTCTCTATATAGGTTCCCATCTGTTCTTTCCAAAAACTTGGAGAATGCAGTTGTATAACTGCAATTATGACACTTGACAAAATAGATACCCTTCTCCTGAAAGAAGTAGAACCTCTTCTTGGACTTATTTTTCTTGGAATCACCACAGATTGGGCATCTACAGGTAGCAAGATTTCCGGTTTTCCATGAAAATCTTTCTAGTCTGTTAGAAATGAGGTTTATATATTTGGTGTCTAGATAGGACACTTATTAGATTCCTAAGTTTGAAATAATAGAACCGTTAAGACTTCCACAATTAAGAGAAACACCATAAACTACTAAAACTTGCCAATTATTAGCCTCGTCCACATTCCATCCGTTCCCACCATCACTTCTTGTGGGTCTGACGTTTTCTGTACAATTCCCGACAAACAAAGTTTCAGTGGATCCACCATTAGTAATAAAAATCACGTCACCTTTATTAAGGTGACCTAATTTAATATAATCACCTAACATCATTTTAGAATCGGTAAAATCATACCTAAGATGGTAATGCAACCCATAACCAGGAACAAATTCTACGTTATCAATTCTATCCGTACAAATACTCATATAAAACTCCTTATAATTATCCAAACATACTTTCCAAGGTATTTTTTGGTTCGAAAGACCAACCAATAGCCTTGACGATATTATCTAGCGGGTCTAAAAAGACTTTCTCGAACTGTAGATTATAGTCTACGTACTTGTGCAAGTCAAATTCTGGAGGCAAATTAACAGGGAAGGATATTACCTTTTCCTGGGTTGGATTGGGGCATTTCAAATACAAAAACTTGATTTTCTCACCATCACCAATAAGAGTATACTTTTTGGTCAATCCTAGTTGCTTTATCATATGGTTATAAAGCAATGCTCCCTTTGTATGAATAGGCGTTCCTTTTTGATAGATGGTATTAGGATCTGAATATTCTTTAATACCATTTACCCCTCTAGGGAAAGCAATCTGTTCTGGAGAACAAGATTTGAATTCCTGTTTAAAGTCTTCTGTGAATTTAACCAAATCCTCTTCTGTTTTGGTAAGTATGATCTTAATAGATTCCTTTAGTTTATCTCTCACAATTCTAGGAGTTGAAGACCTTTGCACTTCAATTCCCATTATCTTAAGTTTTGGATCGGTATATCTAATACCTTCGGAATCGTATACATTTAAGCAATATCTCTTTTTGGCAGTCCATAAACCTCTATCAGCAATAACATCTCTCACCATTTCGATGCTTTCTGTTTTTGCATTGAGTAGTTGTGTTATTTTACCTATTTCTTTTTTTATAAAAGGTGAGATTAATTCTTTTGATATTTTATCCAACCATTCTATTTTAGAGGATGTGGTACTAGCTTTACAGAATTTATTAACCAATTCACCCAAATCCAAAAAAATAGAATCCGTATCACTGGCTATACAATAATCTACATTATTAGTATTTAATGTTTTATTTAAAAAGTCATTCAATGATTTTTGTATTTTTTGGATAATAAATTGACCAGTAATGGTTATAGCTTCCGCCTGTCTTAAATCGTAAAATCGGAAAAATTGATTACCACAACTACCGAATAAACTATTCAACATAATTTTAGCTGCTTGTTGGGCGGTATTTAATTTTGATATCCTTTTCGATATAGTTTTTTCCAATTGTTCCACATATCCATCCTTTAGATTTTCCTCTTTTCGGTGCTTGCCGGTTTTACATGTTTTCCATAGAGACGTATACGCTAAATTTCTTTCATTACAAAAATCCTGCAATCTGTTCGTGGTATATTCTTTTTGTTCTGGATCAATAACAAGAAACCAAGATGAAAGAGAATTTCTCATTTTTTCTTTATTTTTAGCCCACATTTCTGTGAAATGGATTTTCATGAGTTCCGAATGCAATGGACGTTTCTTACCAGAATTTGCGATTCTAGCTTTGTCCGATGCCTTTTAGCTAATTCTATATATTTTGGATTTGCCTTTTTAGTAGCACTTACCAGTCTAGCAACTTTATCAGCTATCTCCTTATTGTGCATACAATTATTAATGCCTTTGTTTATTCCGGTAGTATTGACGTAAGCCCAACCCCCAAACCCCCCGGAATTTAAATTATAGCACATTTTATCATTTATATGGTTTTTAATGATTTCTTTCTCTTTTGCATACATATCTTCTTCCGAAGAACATTCCTGTAAAATACTACGAGAGAAATTTTGTTTTCCATATTTTTTAATAGCCCGTTTAAGAGCCATACCCGATCCCAAATATGAATCATTCTTGTTCTTGGTTTTATGTACGCCTATATAATATTTACCATTTTTTAAATTAATGGTTTTGTACACCAAATAATATTCCATCAGAAAATACTCCTTACCGACTGCACTGGAATATTTATAAATTCTGTGATTTTCGCCTATGTAATTCTTTTCTAATTTCTTCTAATTCCAATTTACATTGGATCATTTCTTTCTTTTTCTTTTTACGCATCGAATAAAATTTATCAACCAGTTCAGGCATAAATCCGTTTTTATTTTTATCATACAAAGATCCATTAACTCCTATACAATATTGCTTGTATTGAGATAAATCTACGGAATCATCCATAAATTTTGTCATATCAAACGATGCCATGTACTGAAGAATAGTATCAGGAGAAATATTAATCATTCTTATTATATTGGGATACATTGAAGCCACATCGAAGCTTACAACCCAATTATGAAATCCGATTTGAGGATCTTTAACATACGCACCTTCATACTGAACATCTTTGCTGGTAATTTCTTTTTGTGGAATTACCTTATTATGTTCCAATAGATAGTTATAAATCAAGGTATCCCAAGTTCTCACTTGAGAATAGGCATCATCATAATTAATCTTGGCTGCATAAGCCACAGAAATATGAAGATCCAAAAGATTAAGCTTTTCATCCAGTTCTTGAACAAGATCGACGTCCTGCACATTGTATTCTACGAATTTTTGAAAATTCTTGGTGTAAAACTCCTTGATATTTTCAAATTCGGAATAATCCAACTTCTTTTTGCCCAATTCTACAGAAGCAATATGGTTTAGAGCATATGATTCCTCTGCACCATAAGTGTATTTCCTATAAAGCTCATAATAGTCAAGTATAGAAATGCCCATAATTTTATAGGTATTACTTTCTTTACCTCTTATTTCTACCTTTTCATCTCGTAGAATATTCCAAGGTGATAACTTTTCGGCTTCCTTATCACCAAAAAGCATTGTTATTCTGTTGATGAGATAAGGTATGTCAAAGAATCTGACATTCCATCCCGTTATTACATCGGGAGATATTTTTTGCCATGTTGCTATGAAATCCTTAAGCATTTGCTCTTCGGTATCATAGGATACCGCTATGGTGTTTTCCATATTCAAGGAAAATTCACCAACAGCAAAAACATATCTAGTACCCTGACATTTTACAGTAATTACGTTTATTTGTTCGGTAGGATGATCTGTAGATGCAAATCCATTTTCAGATTGAGTTTCAATGTCTAGATTGGCAATTTTGATTGCATTGAAATCATAATCCACATCTCCTGGATGTTCCTCAGAGATATATTGGTATTGCCAATACGTGTTGCCATGAATTTCAAACCCAGCAACATCTTTATAGGTTTCGATAAACTCCTTGCAGTCTTTTATCGATCCCGGTAGGATCGGTTCGACGTACTTGTCATAAATGGTTTTCCATTGTGAAGGTTTATTAGAATTTACATATAGAGTCGGTTGAAATGTTTTTACCTGTCTTTGTACAGGCTGTCCGTTTTCAACGCCACGATATAGAATAGAATTTCCCCAACTCTGGACATTTGTATAAAATTTCATATTTATTTTCTTGGTTCTTCTACCAATTTCTTGTTGTATTTCTTGGCGAGTTCTTCCAATTGTGCAATTTCGCGGTCTCTTTTAATTTCTTCTAAAAATTGATCTTTATTCACCACATTTTCTAATTCCATATTACTTACCTTCCTTAAATTCATCAGGATTAAAATCCTTATACTTCATATCATCTAATTTAGGATCTAACAGTCCTCGTTCTATCATTTCTTCTTGGTGCATCATAGAAAATACATTCCACGCTACAGCAGCCAAATGATCCTCGGTTCTGTCTCCTCCCAAATATTTAACAAGGTGACGCATGGCAGAATCACAGTACCGTTTTTGCGGTAGTCCCTTTCTCCAATTATCATCACCGTATTTTTTAGCCCCATTTTCGTAATGTCTCGCTAAACGAATTATAGCGTGCGGAGGAATCAAGTCAAATCGACCTTTACCTTCTCTAGTATCTCTATGGGCTCCAGTTTCATGTTTTTCAAACTCACCATTAGACGCAACATCTTTGTAATCAGGCATAATAACTCCAATTATTCATAATCTCTTATTGTTTTGCCAACAGGGAATCTAAGAGACTCATCTTCTGTATATCCTTGAAACTTTACGGTCAGCATCTTACCGATATACTTATGCGCCTCTTTGTATAAACGCGCCCGGGATTCGTAAGTTCCTGCGGGGCGAACGTCAAATTTTACACCATCTAATGTCTTACAAATCCAAATTACGACTTCCTTTTCTTTACCATCACCATCTTTGAATCCAATAATTTCAAATTCTTCTTCCATGAACTCTTTATATTTCAGCAGATCATTGGATCTACCAGCAATCTTATAAACCCCATCAGGATTTCTTAAGATGGCGCCTTCATATTCTTCCAAAGAATAGAATTCAAAATTATTTTCGAGTTGCTCTTTGCATGATAACCTATCAGTAGGAACACGAACCAATCTAATGTCCATTGGATTGGAAGTCGATATTTTAGATTCTATGTTGTCCAATAAATGAAACCGTTGAGATTGATTAAGTGAGAGTTTAGATCTTAAGATACAATCATAATAATGAAATTCCAGTTCATCTCTGTCCGTTACCGCGGGGTTTTTAACCCAACTAATAAGAGTTTCAAAAGGAATTCCATGTTTGTATAATTCGCCGTCTATCACAACATCAGAAGGAAGATGAGGTTTCCAAGCTTGTTTAATATGTTCAACATCAAACAACTTACCTTGTCTGCTTTCCAGAATAATATCCGTTTTATCATCATTCCAGTAAATAAGACACCTACATCCGTCGAGTTTAGGCTGTACATATACCGGATACTGAACTTCGGATAAATCAGAAAGAGTATGAGCCAACATTGGTCTCAATAAAACCTTCTTACCAGAAGGATCTTCTGTATACTTTTGCTCCAATTTCTTCTTGTGCATTGCTTTGGCTTGTAAAATAGCTTGTTCTGCACCAGAAGTTTCATTAGATTTACCTACATTTTTAGGTTTGGCTGTTTTGATAGCCGTTTGTGTAGAACCATCATCAACACCATGTTCGGTGATAATGTTAGATCCTTCGGTTCTAATTTTCCATTCTCTTATGTTGTTATGGGAATCGCAATAATATAGTGTTGGAAACTTCATACTCAATTTAATTCCTTAATAGATTCAGACCTCTTTGTTCTATTCTTAGCTGGAACGTCAATTAGGGCTTTTTTATGCTTCTTGGCTAATTTTTCAAGTTGATTTAATTCTGCTTCCTTTTGTTTAGCCTCTCTAAGTTCTTTTTCCTTGGCAGCCTTTTCTCTTTGCTTAGTAAGCCTGATTTGTTCCTTATCATAGCGTTTCAGTTCAATTTCATTTCTTTTTCTATACCCTACAATATGTAATACGGGGACATAGGGATCGTCTTCATCATAATACCCGTTATCCGGATATTCATAAGAAATTCTAGGATCTATTAAATCTTTGGATTGTTCATCCAATAATGTTTTGAATTCATCAAATGAATAAGTGGCTCCCCAGGCACAATAAGCCCCCATTTGTATTTTTTCTACAACATATTCACGTTTGTTAATATTAATATCCATAATTTATCTCCCTGTACTACCAAACCCACCAACCCGATCTGTTTTCTGGATTGGCTGCACATCAGTTTGCGTTAAAGTATAGCCCTCCAGACGAACTAATTCAAGTTGCGCGATCTTTTGCCCGTGAGAAATCGACAAAATTCTGTCAGAAATATTTACCAAAATTATAAATGTTTCTTGAATATAATCGGAATCAATAACGGCTTCACCATTAGCTAATACTAAACCTTCTTTTAGAGCTAGTCCGGATCTGGAATGACCTCGAACAGAATATCCTTCTGGAATGTCGAATATCAATCCAGTAGGTATCAATGCTCTTTCGCCTGGTTTTAGTTTGAAGGATTTAACCTCATCTAAATGAGTATCCTTCATTGCAACGCCATTCTGTTTTACGTTATTGGAATCATAATATTGGATAAGGCATGATTTACTATGCCCCAAATAGGCATGTACATCAAAACATGCCGATTGCTTGGTAGAAAATACAGGATCTTTAACATCATCATGTAACTTAAAATACTTCAATTCCATTATATAAAATCCTTTCAAAATTATTTAACTTCAATATCGGTACGAAGTGGCGACGGTACAATTATGTTTAGGGTGACAAACAGAACACCATTTCTAACAAAAACAGAATACACATCTCTATCCTTACAATCAATTTCCACATGAACAACATCATTCATATCAAAAGTAAAAGAAGTATAAACCGAATTATCTTTTTGATTATCGGATTTTATTGTAAGAATATCGCCGGTTCTGTAGCATTCAGTTATATCTTTACTACATTTACCTGGTATAGCAATTTCATACAATTCTTGATGATTTGTTTTTGTATAATTTACCTTATGATTGCAGTAAGGTTTACAACCACCAATTTTATATTCTTTACGGTCATCCATTTTATCGCCGTCTTTTCTAAATTTTCTTGCTTTATCTAAAATATCACGGATATCTTGTACTTCTGTATCCGGAATGGTCTCTATTGGTCTCGGATAGACGCCATCTGGGTAGGATTTAGGATAGACACCATCAGGAGGATAAAGCCCATCACGTTTAAGTGGATTTGGTTTTTTCCATGGAGTAGGAATACACGAACAAGGTTTTAATCCACAATGCAAACAATATTGATAACCATTAGACCAAAGTTCTTGATACGGTTCACCAGAAGGCATAATATAATCTCCTATTAGAATTTTTTGCCAATTGCATATTTCGGAGAAAGAATCCAATCATTTTTCTCTGAATGCTTAATAACCTTTATCTGCGACATTAGGGCTACTGGTTCCTCTGTTTTATTAGGATCCAGAATTTTTAACAATCCCCAATCTTCCAACAAATTTACAATAGTGTTTCTTCTCGCCAAATCATCTTCTGAAAAGGTTATAGGATTACCATCTAAACCATATAGTTCTTTGAAGTGGCAAATATAGTAAAGTCCTTTCTTATGAAGAATGTGACAATTGTGCACCAAAGAATCGTTGGCAATAAAATTATGCACATTTTCTACCGTAATATCATACAATTTGCTACTTAAATACTTTTTATTAAAGTCTTTTGAAATATACTTAATTTCCTTGATTTCTAATAATGCAAAATCTAATTGCGTATTATTAATTGTATGCGATGGAATTTCCCAGTATTCCTTTGGGAGTTTATATTTCATGCATTCGTTAATATAAGGAGCAATAAGATTAAATAATTTTTTACTATCTTCCAATAAAAATCTAAATCTACAATACTCTTTATTAATCCCATTATATGTTATTGGGTATCGTTCAATTTTTGGATTTAATCCAAATTTATTGATAAACATATCCAATAACAACAAATGATCTTCATAAGAAAATCCTTGGGTATTTAATCTGGCAAAACAAGAATATCCTTCTTTTAATTTTATAGATCCTAAATCACCATCATCCATATACCAATATGCTAGAGATTTAGCTGTAATTAAATGTAATATATTTTTAATAGTTTTTTTACCATCAACATACATCATTTTTCTTATTTTTTTGGTTTGTTGATTGGATCTTGAATTTAACATTATAGCAGGAAAAACCTTGTTATTAAAAGATTTGTTTTGAAATTCTCTCAATTTTCCACCAAATAATATTTGTTTTTCTTCGATATATGCTTTTTGTGCCTCGCAATGGACTATTTGAATTCCTCCATTACCAGTAATCGTAGCATCCCCCAAAAGAGTACCCACCAAAAATTCTATTTGCTCTGAATTAAATAAAGCAGAAATATTATGTCGTGGATTAGTTCCAGATACGGGATTTCTTACTAAGAATTTACCTAAAGTGTCAGAAGCAGGAATAAATTTAATTTCAGGATTAAAACAATCCTCTACTATTGCAACCAAATGATCTTCTGTGCATACTAATCTTTTAGATGAAACCATTTTAGTTCCAATAAGGTCTACCCATCTTTTATTTTCATTTTCTCTACAAAAATGATCCGTTATATGATTCCATTCTAGTTGTCCCGAAGAATTGATAGATAGAACTTTTCCAGTATATTTACTATCTACAATTTCTTTAATTGTTTTATTCCCGTCTTCCGTAATTATTGTAGAATTACCAGGAAGACAACTTTGGTATAGTTTCTTCTCGTGTTTGGAAGCAATACCAATTCTAGTCAATGTTTCCTTGATTTTCAAGAAATTTTCGGGGTCGGTTAGAGACACTTCAACAAGGCTTTCTAGGCCTTTGAAATTTTCAATATTTTCCATGCTTTCTCCAATATGTTAGATCAATTGTAGGTATTTATTTTTTAGAGGAAGTAGGTCCGCCTTCATTGAATTTAAGTTTAATTTCTTGTATTTGCTCTTTGGATAAGCATTTTAGTGCATCTAATGCCTTATTATAGCTATAACCGTAGTATTTCATAAGGATTTCAGCATTTTCATTCATTTCGGTTTTAGCCCACTTAGAAAATCTAGATTTCTTGGAAACCGAATGCCTTAGATAATCATATTGCATCTTTTTATCCAATAAAGCATTTACGTTCATCATATTAGCATGAAATATGGTATCCGCATGATATGATAAAGCCTTATTGACCAAAAAACTGTTGTAATCTTTTTCCTGTAATTCTGAACTACCAATCAAATCCTCTTTAGTAGAGTTAATGGATTTGAGAAAATCAAATGGATTCATTCTTCATCTTCCTCATCGGGGTTAGCCGAATTGAATAATTCGTCAACATATTTACCGTGAACTTCTGAAATCAAACTGACAGGCACATATTTCCATTCTCTATGAACAATATCATAAAAGGCATGGAGAACAAAGGAATCAAATATGCCCATTCCAGAAAATCTATCGATAGGTCTGGTATCTATCGTATCCTCATTTAGAGAATCTTCTTTATAAGCTATTGTTATGGTACTAATTTTACCGTTTAGATCCTCATATGTTAATTCCATTGAACTTGGTTTAGTTTGTTCGATAATATCATCTAACCATTTTGCTAAAACCATATCATGAAAATTATTTACATTAGAAGGAAGATCCACGTGTTTGTTTTTCTTATTCAAGGTCATAAATTTGATATTATTCCTCAAATAGTCTTTGCGTTCATTTAGAAACTTTATTCTTAGATTGGAACATTCCTTAGAATATTGTTCAAAATTGTATTTTTCTTGAATACCAATAGTCTTATCTATAAATTCATCGGCCTTTTCTGGTGTCATATTGGATCTATCGATAAATTCCAATATAGATTGATGAAGTAATGGGGTATTATTTGAATGCTCGAATGCGGATTCAAGTTGTTTCTTTAAATCCTCATCAGCATGTTCCATCATAATGGAACAACATTCTTTATAATAACCAATCATGTTGTATTTTTTATACAATTCGTGAATGTCAATAGTCAGGTCGTTCGCGCTATATTTTTTTTGTAGTACCATGTTAGTATTTATTTTATTTGAATTGTGAGTTAAGCATTAGTTCTACTAAACAGGCAGCCAGACATATTTCTTGGTCTGCGGCAAACGCCATCTTATATTGATAGTCGGCTAAGATCAAAACAACTTGTGGAATTGTAGATTTATCCACGTAGTCATTTAGACCATCATATAGCTTTCTGAATAATGAAGTTGGATCTATATTAGAATTTTGGGCAACCCATTTACGCACCTCTGTAAAATTCTTCTCTTTCATGTGACCTACTAGCTCTTTTACAGAAATATCGCTATGCTTTGTAAGGATACCTACATCAATCGATCCCGACATAGAATATGTTTGGATTTCACCAATAATTCGTCTAAAATCTGGAAAATACTTCATTATAAGTTCAACCAGAACCTTTTCATCGAACTTAATATTTTCCTTAGACAATATGATTTTCAGTTTTTCCAGTAATTGAATAGCCATCTTTGGCTTTTCTTTTGCTGGAATTTTGAAATCCACTACAGTACATCTAGAATGTAATGGTTCGATAATGCGATTCTTGAAATTGCAGGTTATAATGAATCTACAATTATTGGAGAATTCCTCTATTAGACCTCTAAGGGCAGGTTGAGTGCTTTGAGGATTGATATAATCACCCTCGTCCAGAATAACTACCTTCAGTTTTTCGTTACCTAATGATACCGTACTGGCAAAGTTTCTAATAGTAGTTCTTAACGTATCAATATTACCGTTTTCTGAACCATTTATGAATATAGTATCTACATGCAGTTCATTACATATGGCTTTCGCAACCGTAGTTTTACCGCAACCAGGACCACCGGACAATATCATATTAGGAATTTCTTTAGAATTCACTATATCCTGAAACATCTTTTTCAGATGTTCTGGTAGTATACAATCTGATACTGTCTTTGGTCTGTACTTCTCGACAAACAGGTATTCTTTTTCCATTATAAATTTCTTTCATAACAAATTAGTTCCAAATACTATCGTGTTCCATAGCAATCCAATAATTAAGTGTCAATTTGGTATGTACAAATTGACTTACCTTTTTCTTGGAAATTCTTACCTTGTAATCACCAGAAACCAATTTCAGGTTACTGACTTTATAGTGCATTTTGAAATTCAAAGAATCCTTATTCTCACCAACTTTGATTTGGTAAGCATTGGAAGTAGAATCTTTCTTGTCGTGTACCACAAGGTACACTCCATCTGTTCTCGTTTCTATGGTCATATCATCGACCTGGAGAACAGATGCAGCTTTGGTAAGCTCACCAAAGTCCTTTGAAAGCAAAGTAAACTCATAATCTGTGTTAGGAGCATTAAAGGATTTAGGAAGATCATCTACGAATTTCTTCACTAACGTAGGATCAGAATAGAAATACCTGATACTAGCTGAACCTGGTCCTGAAATATTCATGGACTTATCCTCGAAGGTAAATTCAGGTTCCTTGAACAGACTAATTACAGCCAGAAATTTATTTAAATCAAAAACCGAGCATTCTTTATCGAATGTCTCGGCTATTGTTGCCTCTGCGTAGATATTCTTGGTACTTGTGATTGTACGAAGAACATTACCTGGCTTGACCACAAAATTTGGATTTATACTAGCAAAATTCTTCAAAACCGTCAATGTATCATTACTAATTTTCAACGTAAAACTCCTTCAAAAAATGCTCATAGAAAAACGAGCAGAAATATTATAGCATCACTTCTTGATCTTGTCAACTACTGGATCGATTTTTTCATGCAAAACATCTGATCCGCGTGCTATGGTATTCTTGTTATTGCGATAAAAGAACACTACGGTTAATCCACCGACAAGAAATCCTAGTATAAAACTTACTACCATTTTTATTTTCCTTTTTGTTTTAGCATTTCCATGCTCTCAAAGATTTGTTTATGCGACTGTCTGGATCGTTGGCTGTTTTAGCACTTGTCAATTTCCTTTTCATGCCTTTCATTCTAGCACAAAAGGAATCTCTTCTTTTTCCACCTTGTGGCTGAGGTGCCTTTAGATGACTACCGGTGGCTCTATTATAAGCGTTTCTTCCTTTTGCACTTAATCCACCATTTGGATTTTTATGCTCTTTCTTAAAGGCAAATTCCTTTTTTTCCAATAAAAACGTTTTGAAAGACATCATTTTTATAACCTTTTAATTAATCGTCTTGTTCCATCGCTTTACTATCTCTATGAATTTTACGATATGCCTTATTAATATTCACAATTTTATTGCCTAATCTTCTATATTTACCACGAGAACCGCGTTCTGTTGAATAACCACCTTTATTTCTTTTATCTATATTTCGATTCAATTTGGAATTTAAGGACCTCAATTTATCATTGGTGGAAACATTCTTTCTGCCGTAATGGGTTTCATCTACGCGATCGACCGATTCCTTTTTAAGATTTGCAGGACCAGAATATATTGATCTCGCGTATCTGTCGCTTTTCTTAAATAATTTGCTATCTGTTCTTCTTTGTGATCTAGAAGCCAAAAAATCTTTTTCGTGATAATAATCCCTGGCATGAGGATCTCCAGGATTTCGTTTTTCATTTCGATCACCATGGCGTTTTACTAATTTATTAAATGCTTTTTTACTCAATCTACTTCGATGGTATTCCGGATTTCTGCTATGGGTTTCATCTACTTGTTCAAGGTCCTCTGAAATTTTGTGAATGTTATGGTTTGAATTGAGTTCTCGTTTGGTGCGTTTAAATTTTTCGATTGTTCCTTTGCTGTTATTAGCAAAATCTCGATCTATTGATCTAGCCGCACTCCTATATACTCTTTTATTATGGCTACTTTTTTTGTCTGCGGGATTCCATCTATCAAGTTTTCTATTAATTTTATCTGTGTTAGCGTGATTAATTTTCATTCTGGACACATTCTTTTGACCATAATGTGTTTCATCTACCTGTTCTACTTCTTCCCCTATATTCGTTTTTCTATTCAAATCTCGTGAATACCGTTCGGCTCTGTCTCCTATCTTAGTCAGGGTCCTTCTTTGTGATCTAGAACCACCGGGGGCATCTTTATCGATTAGTTTATTATAGGATTTATCGGAACGAGTAGTTAGTTTTTTTGTGCTTCTGGAATTATTACCTTCACTAAAAGGTTCAATGGTATAAGAATCATTCAAGTTTACTTCTTCTGATAGATAATTTTCAAGCCAATCGAATTCTTCTTCTGTTAGGCTATCCAAATATTCTACAAATTGGTCTTGATCTAACGATTTAAGAAAGGTATTATAGTCTATAGAATCTACTTCCTCAGAAACAGCGGGTGCCTTTTTAGGAGCGGTTTTCTTAGCCATTTTTCCTTTAATCACATTGATATCTTTATGTCTGGAAACCACATAATGGTTATCATCACTACCACCTATGTGTTTTCTTAGTTCGTATGTATCACCCTTTTTACCGATAGTGTATTTGGATTCAAGAACTAAAGAAGAATCATAACCTTCTGCACGAAGTTTAGACTTATTTTGTAGGGATCTCAAAGCGGAAGCTTTACGCTTCGCCTTATCCAATTTTCTTGGTTGATCTAACCATTTACTTAAAATAGGATTTAATGAACCTTTTGTAGACTTTTTGTTTGTAATATCTTTTGGTAGTTTACCAGAATTTCTTTCATTTAGCATTCGAAATTTCCTTTTTTGCTTTAATATATTTAGGGAGTGTCCGAGCCCAGTTTTTATATTTTCTGGCGTCCCTAGTTTTTTCTACTCTATCGTATTTTCTTTCCAACTTATCGTCATAATGTTTGGTTTTATCGGCTGAGCAACACTTTCTACCATAATTCATCTCATTGAATGAATTTTTACCTAACAATTTTTGCAGGTATTCCTGTCTTTGTTCTTTGTCCATAGATGCTAGACGCTGACCATCACGCTTTTGAATAAGGTCAGCAAGTTGGTTTTTTAACTTACCATGTCGTATATACTTTCTGGCATCATCTGTGAAGAATTTACCAGTTTTCTTACTATATCTCCCAACCTTTTTATTTTGTAAAGCCTCTATTTTATCAGAAATCTTTACATTCTTTCTGCCATAATGGGTTTCTTTTAGAGCAGCTTTAAGTTGGTCGTTCAATTTTTTACCAACACGCCTAGTCTGCAATAATTTTTTTGGTGATAAATCATGCGTGGCAGTATAAACTATAAGCTTGGAATACCTCTTACCATTAGCCTTATAATCTTGTGCCTTGTCTCTGGCTTCTTTTAGACTTCTTTCCCGTTTTTTCTGGTTAATTTTCTTTAGCAACAGTCGAGCCTTGTTTTGCCTGTGCAAAGGCTCGTTGGAAAATCCATCGGAATGAATTCTTTTGACCACTTTAAGTTTTCTAGCATCCAACGATTCTGGTAATTTATAAGGACCTGGAGATCTATATTTTGCGATCTTGGCTTTAGCCTTTCGCAATTGATCTCTTAATTCCATTCGTTTAATTCTTGTCTTTAAACGAGGATCACCTTTAGATAACTCCATTTGTCTTACAGTGTCATAGTTGTTTTCGCGGTAATATTTGTCAACACCATCAGACTCGGAATCGTCATATTTCTTGGCACGATCCTTAAGTCTATTCATATAGCGTTTACTTAATCTGGTTTTACGAGCTTCGGTGTTACCTGAACGCAAACCCTTGATCTTTCTGTGAGAATCTACCTTTTCTTGAAGATCGGTTTCTTCGTTAACACCAGTTTTACGTTTACGCAGTTTATCTAGTAATTGGGATTTACGTTTAGCCAAAGAATCTGCTTTGGCAGCCCTGTAATCCTTAGAAGTATGTCTTTGTGTTTCCAAATAGTTACGATGAGACCTATCAGCATCTTTAGATGCCTGTAGTCTTTCGTGTTCTTTTTCAACATCAGAAGAACTGGTACCTTTGTCTGTTCTATGGGTTTCAGATCGAACCACATTAACTATGTTAGAAGCGGTCTTACTAGACTTGGTTTTACCTAAAAGTTTATTGGTGCCATTAGGATTCTTACTGACCACATGTTTTACTTTACCAATAGTAGAAGTGTGAATCGTGCTAGGTAAAGCTTCATTTAACAGTTCCGGAGAACCTTTAGATTCTTCCAGTTGTCTGGATAAGTCCAAATATTCTTTATACATCCGCTCGTGAGCCATTGGCTCTGTGTGAGCAAGATTCTTTAACCGAAACTTGATTTCATTCAGTTTTGCTTGTAAATCCATGAAATTTCCCTAAAATGAAGATTCTTCGTTATTATTTAGGGAATTAAGAAACTTCATGGTTGGTCAATAATAAGTTTACCTATTAAGTGATCCATTTCATGCTGTACAACACAGGCAGCTAAACCTTCAAAGGTTCTGGTGATTTCCGTACCTTTAAGGGTTGTTGCCTTAATGGTGACTTTAGACTTTCTTTTAACTGTCTTGGACACACCAGGAAGGGACAAACAACCTTCTGTCACAGAAATTGTTCCAGATAAGCTTACATATTCTGGATTAATAAAGACTTCCAGGTTTCCATCAGGCAATTTCATGATAAAGAGTCTAGATGGTATCCCTATCTGTGGTGCAGCTAGTCCTATACCTCCAGATTCCGTCATGAGCTTAACCATGTCTGGTATTACCGTACGAGCCCAATCTACTTGGTCCACCGTCGTACAGGTCTTTCTTAAGATTTCATTTGGATAAGTTAATATGGTTTTATTCATAAATCTCCACTATCCGGCTTACTTTCCTTACCTTCTATTAAGGTTAAGGAACATATGTCTATTAATAATTGTATTGGATACACCAATGGAGCCATTATGATGTCTCCTATAAGGTCCAGTACCGTATAAGAATAACCTTGTTCTTGATGCCTTCTGATTTGATACATGATCCAAGTTATTTCTGTAATCAACAGGTAAATACTTAAGGATATAATTAAGAACACCTCAATACACCTCAACTTCCTTCAAGTGACCTTCTGATGGTAGCCCTATACCTCAGCAAAGTCAAGTAACTGGTAAAATTATTTTCCCCAATAAATTACAGGCAGCTTTATTTTTAAAGGGTGTTTGGTAAACCAAGCCTCCGCAAAGAAAACCAGTTGTGTTAACCATCCTACGATAGGTAGGGTCATCACCAACAGGATTGCCATATCGCCTAGGTCCAGGGGAAGGTCTAGTAAGCATGGGTAAGTAACTTTAACATTATAACTCATAACCTTATAGGCAGAATATAATGCCACGATAAAATAAAGCAGAACTCCAAGAATAATACCAATAGTAACCATAATACAACTACTCCTTATTTCAAATACAAAACAAGACTTAACATTATAGAATCATGGACAGTAATAGTCAATTATTGGTGTGCTTTGCCGTGAGTTTTTAGAAAATGCTTTCTGTTGAGAATCTTGGCATCTCTAGCATCTTGGTTATGAGTCTGAACCTTGGCAGACCGTTCTTTCTTGACCACTCGACCAGCAGTCTTAACCAATCTTTCAGACCTAGCATCATCAGGTTCAGCAGATGACATTGCTTTAGGTGATAGATGCTTTTTGGATAACCGTAAAGCGTTTTCCGTATCACTTCTAGAAGCATTGGTTTCCTTAGCATGCTTTAGAATATGATTGGTACGAAGTTTATCGTATTTACGAGAGATAGCCTTATGTTGATCCTCGCGAGTTCTTAGTGTAGAAGTCTCTAACAGAAATTCTTTGAAATTAAGCATAGAAGTATATCCTTTACAGATATTTATGATTTATAAAACCAAACATTTCCTTAAAAATTTGCCCGCCGGAATTAACCGAAAATTGGGTTTTGGATATTTTTTGAGGTTTTATATAGAGATAATTGGGATAATTGAGGTATTTGTAAACCATTGAGATAATTGAGATAATTGAAGATGTTTATGTCTTTTATTCAAGGAATAATAAAAATTACAAGGGATCCCCACGCTAAAGCTAGATGAGACTCTACGCAAGTGTTTTATATATACGCATACTCCCGAAACCCCTCCCGCCTCAACCTTACCTAATACCGTTACCTCTCCAGCCTCCGCGATACCTAACAACCTAAGGTATTCCCCGAAGCCCCAGCCCCGAAACCCTCTGCCATCAGCCCTATGTTAGTGCTTACTAGTCCAATTTTTTTCTCAAAGTGTCTTGACTTCAACTGTGATACAGTCTATACTTTCTTGTCACGAGAAACTCTTAACAAAGAAAGTGAGATTACAATGCTGATTCACAACGAGCTGCGTAACAACAATGCTAAGATTCGCACGAGTCAGATTGAGTATGATGATTCGACGCACGATAACATTGTGTTTGTGAATGACAATCAGCGTATCGATAACTTTCTCAAATTGCTTGAAAAGTCACGTGACGATGAATCTTTGTGTGACACTATCGTCTATGACGAACGTGCTATCAATGACGATCGCACTGAAATGTCATATAATATCGATCGTTATGCTTACTTTGAAGATGAAAACGATACTAGTAATCAGTCAGAGTATTTCATTCTGACTGAAAATGACATTGTTCTTGTGTGTGTTGAGATTGATATGAATGCAATTGAAGATGAATTCATTACGTCTACTGACATTATGAAACACATTGCGAAGTGTCTTAACTTTGACACTGCTAAGCTTGTCTCTTTTCGTGATAAGTATTCGTCTTAACAATCATCTGTCAAGTGTTAAGACACAAGTGATATCACTTGTGTCTCTTTGTTAACTTAATGTTAGTGCTTGCTAACATCGATTCCGGCATTGTACGCACGCGGATTATGTAAGTCAACTTAATTATCTCTGGAATACCATTTTTATTTTTAATTGCGTTGTGACTTGACTTTGGGTCTGAGCCCAGCTATACTTCTTTGTCAGTAAAAAGGAGCACAGCATGAAGGTGACAAAGAAAAACAGGCAGCTGGCAGTTTACGTGTGGATGGCTCTTTACGGGTCGCTCAAATGTGAAAAGTTGAATAAAATAGAGTTGGGAGCGTCGTCGGTCGTCTACTTGCACGGTCTGATGATCGGAGGGCGTAAAGGCTCAGCTGAAAAGGTGAAGCTTCTGTGCGTCTACGATTCGGCAACGATGAATGGCGTGGTGAAGCAGGTCGACGCTCGTGGCATTATCGTTGACGATGAAATCAAGCGGCTGAAATCTTGGGACGATTTCTTGGCTTCTGTCAAATCAATTTCAATCGTGGCTTGACTTTGACAACAGGCGTGGCTAGACTTAAGACAACACCGTTGTGTTGTCTATTTGTTTGTGTTTTCTGGATGCCACCCGGAGGGAATAGGTCCACAAATGTAAGCGCTTACACCGTGTGGCTCCTGCGGGTGCCGGCGTCGATGTTAGTGGTTGCTAGCCTAAATTAATTTGTAACCCAGCTTGACTTCTATTAGGACTTGGGATATACTTTCTTGTCGAGCATAAGGAGACTCACATGGACGGCAAAGAACTCAACAAGAACATGGAAACGATCTGCGGGCGAGCCAGGTTCATGGCGAAGCAAGGAGAGGATCATTGTGAGATCTGCAATACCCTCGCCGATGAATTCGACCTCTTGGAGGCCTACGATCGGGGTTGGAGGCTGCCCCTGTGGCTCATGTACGTGGTCAGCGGCATCATGCGCGAGGACTAAATAAATTCGTAAGTAGACTTGACTTTCAGTATCGGTCAGTCTACTATTCTGTCAGAGAAAAATTCACACACTTCACGAAAGGACAGTATGACCAAGCTCACCAAGTTCGTTGTTCTGGGAATCATGGCCACTATGGGCGTCCACGCCGTCGTCGGCTTCTGGCCCGACTCGACCCGCCTCCGTGTCATCGCCCAGGACACCACGACCACCACTCACGACGACGACACCAAGTAATCAACCCACGGCGCCAGCTCCCCTCCTCATGCGACCCCACCTTGCCACAATGCGAGGTGGGGTTTTTCGTTGTCGCATAGGCCTGCCGGCATCGATGTTAGTGGTCACTAACCATATGGATCCTCATGGTGCCGGCGTCGATGTTAGTGGTTGCTAACTTGCACAATTCCGACTTAATTAACTTGACTTATCAAGTCCACGGGCATAGTTGTTAGTAATCACTAACCTAAAATTATTCGTGTGTGTAGCTTGACTATCCCTCCCATACAGTCTATACTTTCTTGTCGCCCGAGTCTAGTCAACAGTTGAGTAGACTCGGAGCGAGTGTCAATGCAAGTGGAAAGGGGTTCTATCATGCTGCCTGCAACTAGCTTCACCAAGACGGCCGTCCGTGCGGGGTTTCTCAAGTCTCTCGAAGATTTCCTGAAGGAGCGTCCCGAAACAATCAAGCTTGAGTCTCTCAAGGTCTGGGAGCGAACCTGCACCAACAAGACCGGCTTTCGTCAGAAGCGCGGCACCTTCAACCCGAACCTGCCGCCCGACGCAAAGAGCGAATTCGGCACTGTGCTGTGCTGGCCCCTGTGGTTGACTGGCGACAAGAACAACCGAGTGGCGCCCGCGACGTACAAGCTCCCCTGGAACGAACTCGACGAATACATGGCCCGCAAGGCCGCCGAGAAGGCCGCACCCGCACCCGTCGTCATGACCATCGAAGTCCCGAAGACCGAAGAACCCAAGACCGAACCCAAGGCCAAGAAGGAACGCAAGACCAGCGACAAGAAGTCCGAGAAGAAGAAGTCCAAGAAGGAAACCGCGACCGCATAAGCGAGTACGCGAGAAACAAAGTGAGTCAGGGGCCACTCGGCCCCTGTTTTCATTTAAGCTAGTATGTTAGTGGTCACTAACCTGGGGATGTACTTGTGCCGGCGTCGATGTTAGCGGCTACTAGCCGCTTTTACTAGTGGTCACTAACCTAACTTAATTTCACATGGTAGCTTGACTTTGATTAGGACTCGGGCTATACTTTCTTGTCCCAAATTTCACACAAAGGAGCAAGTATCATGGAAATCCCGATCAAGTACCCCCTCGGAACCAAGGTGTTCGTTCGCAAGTCGCGGCCGTCCAAGACCCAACTCGTGTCCTGTGACTTCTGCGAAGGAATCGGTGAGGTCACGGCAGTCGGGCACGGTGAGTCCAACGAGACTCGGATCATCAAGTGCCCGGTGTGTGAAGGGCGCAAGCTGAAGGAGATCAAGCTGGATCAGTCGCCCGTGGTCGTGGAGGGCAACGTCAAGGAAATCACCATTCGTTTCTCAGCCAACAAGAACGGATTTTCCTTCGGCGAGAACGGCGACCCCCTGCCCGACGGCTCCGGCTTCTGCATGGTGAAGTACAGCATCTCCGGGGACGCCAGCGGTTGGACCATCGGGGAGGACAGAATGAGTCTCTCGGTCGATGGCGCAATCAACCTGGAGCCTGGCTGCTCTGAGAGAAACTGAGATCAACCACAATTCACTGCAAAGGAGACCACAGGGTCTCCTTTTTCTTGTTAAAAATAATCCAACTGGATACTCGTGGTGCCGGCGTCGATGTTAGTGGTTGCTAACATACCAAACTAAAAAAGACCCGGCGGGCTGTC